TTCCCTAAAGTTCTTCGCAAGGAAATGGAATATGACAAGAGAGTTGATTATGAAAAATATCTTCATGTTTGGGAAGGCGAAGTCAAGAAATATGGCAACGCTTGCATCTTTGCCCACAAGTACAGGGTTGAAGCGTTTGAAACGCCGACAGATGTTGAAAGATTCTTCTATGGGGCTGATTTTGGTTATAGCGTTGATCCTCTCGCAGTTGGTCGGATGTTCATTGTTGAAAGAAAAGATGAGTTCGGGGAAGTGGTGGGCAGATCGCTTTATATCGATCATGAGTTCTATGGGGTGGGTATCGAGATCAACGAATTAGAATCGGCTTTTGATACAGTGCCCGGAATAAGGAAGTGGGAAATTGTTTGTGATAGTGCTAGACCTGATACTATCAGTCATTTAAGAACGCTAGGATTTAATTGTGTTGGAGCAGAAAAAGGAAAAGGAAGTGTTGAGGATGGCATCCAGTTTCTTCGAGGTTTCGAAGAAATTGTCATTCATCCTAGATGCAGAGGGGCAAAAGACAACTTTGCAAATTATCGGTGGAAGCAAGATAAAATCACGCAAGAAATATTGCCAATACCTGAGGATAAATCTAATCACTGGATCGATCTCGCAAGGTATGCTTTGGAGAAACATATAAAAGCAAAGGAATTAAAAATATCATGGATATAAAAAGCCTATTTAATAAGATCCCTTTCATGTCTAAGTTTCAACAAACACAAGGTCAGCATGGTGCATTGCCTTTCGTTCAAATGTTCGGGCATGAAAAGTCTTATGGCAAGCCGCCACCTAGAGATTTCTTGCGGATGGTTGCGCATTATCATTCATGGGCTTATGCATGCGCGCAGAAGAATGGTTTCAGTGTGGCAAAGGTTAAAGGTCATTTATTCACAAAGAACGCAGAGGGCGAGTTAGAAGAATACAAGAAAGAGCATCCCTTCCTAGAACTTCTTAAAACAGTCAATCCTCACAGCAACAGATTTCAAATGATGGCACTTACTCAGATATATATTGAGTTAACAGGAAATGCTTATTGGTGGATGCCTAAGGGTGCATTTGATGTTCCCGCGCAGATCTGGAATTTACCTACTCATTGGATGAGTGTTGTTCCTGATAAGGAAAAGTTCATCAAAGGGTATGTGATGCAAGTTCCGGGTAAAGGTCAGAAGATCCCATTTGATGAAGAAGAAATTGTTCATTTCAAGTTCCCTGAGGTCTATTCTTTGTTTTATGGTGATGGCCCGCTGTATGCGGCTTCCTATGGCATAGACCTTAATGATGAAATGAAAACATGGCAGATCAATTATTTCAAGAACAATGCTCAACCGGGTGGTGTGCTTGCGACTGAACAAAGCATGACACCTGATCAGTATAAGCGATTAAGAGAAGAATGGAATCGTAAGTATAAGGGATCTAAGAACGCAGGGAAGATTGCTTTCTTGGAAGGTGGCTTGAAGTATTCTCAAATAGGCTCATCCATGGAGAAGATGAAAGTTAAGGAAATCTCAAGAGAGCAGAGGGATGAGATCCTTGCACTGTTCGGTGTGCCTGCATCTAAGCTTGGATTGGTTGAAGATGTTAATCGAGCCAATGCAGAGGTAAACGATTATACATATCAGAAGGAAACAATCGAACCTAGATTGACTTTATTTGAAGAAAAGATTAATGAGAAGGTCATGCCAATGTATGATGAAAGGCTGATCTTTAAATTTGAGAACAATATCCCTGAGGATCGGGATTTCAAGTTAAGAGAAAGAGAAACCAATATCAGATCAGGCTTTGCTTCGATTGATGAGGAGAGGGAGAAAGAAGGTCTAGAGCCTTACAACTTACCTGAAACAAAAGTGCCTTTGATCCCTTTCTCTCTATCTCCTGCGGGAACGCCCAAGCCTGAACCTCAACCCTTTGGTGGTGGATCTGATGATGATAAGGATGATGATAAGAAGAAAGCTTTCCAGAAGTCAACGGATAAGTGGGATCGGTTTATTCTTATGACAGTGCCGCAAGAGAATGTTATGGAACAGGATATGCGAGAGTTCTTCCAGAAACAGCATAGCGAAGTGATCAAGAACCTTGACAAGCTTAAATCAGTCAAGAAAGACATTCTGGCTTATATCATGTTTAATCTAAAGGATGAGATCTCGAAGCTTAATGTTTCTTCTAGGAGCAATATTCGCAATGCTTTTGTTGGTGGCTTGATGTTGGGGATCTCAGACACAGGGGAAGGCATTGACTTTAATCTGTTTGAGCCTAATATAATCAGGGCAGTTGAATCAAGGGTTAACTTCTTTGCTTCAACAGTGAATGAAACCACAGCAGGGTTATTGAAGGATGAAATCGTTGATGCGTTGAATCTAGGGGAATCTATCCCTGAGATCTCTAAGCGGGTTGATACTGTCTTTAATTTTAGTGAGAAGTATAGATCTAAGAGGATTGCAAGGACAGAGGTCATAGGGGCAACCAATGATGGACAGTTAGCGGCTTACAATGAAGCAGGCATGAAAGGCAAAGCATGGATCACTGCAAGGGATGAGAAAGTCAGGTCAAGCCATCAAATAGATGGTCAGGTGGTTGAGATCACAGCATCTTTCACAACTCTTGATGGAAGCAAGTTAAATTATCCGGGGGATAGATCAACAGGTGCTCCGGCAGGAGATATTATTAATTGCAGATGCACAGTTAGACCTATAAAAAATATAGGGGAATAAAAGGGGGATTAGATGAAAGCCATAAGGAAAGTATTTAATTGTGAAGTTAAAGACATTAACGATAAGGAAAAAACTTTAACCGCGTTTGTGTCAACAGCCGCAGTGGATCGCATGGGTGACATTCTTGAACCCAAAGGTGCGGATGTAAAGAATTTTAATAAAAACCCTGTTGTCATGTGGGCGCATGATTATGCATTGCCGCCTATTGCAAAAGCCTTATGGATCAAGAAAACTCAAGATGGTATTGTATCGAAGATGAAGTTTGCCGATACAGAGTTTGCCCAAGAGATCTTCAATTTATATAAAGAAGACTTCATGAAGGCGTTCTCAGTTGGATTCATCCCTAAGGAAAGCGAGCCTGTCAATCCTGAGAAGGATGGTTTCTTTGATGGTCGAAGATTCACTAAGTGGGAAATGCTAGAGTATTCAGCAGTTCCTATCCCGGCGAATCCCGAAGCGTTGACAATGGCTGTGACGAAAGGTGTTATCACCGAAGATCGCAAGGCATGTTTAGAGGAAATGCAGAAAGCAATCGAGGATGCTAAGAAAGCCGAGATAAAATATTATGATGTGTATGGCAATGAAGTTGAATTGCCTGAACTCACAACTACAACAATGCCTTTGAGTGTTGAAGAAGTGACCAAGTGGATTAAAGAGAATGGTGAGTTAATAGATGATGAAACATTGAATCTTTTAGAAGTGAAGAAAGAAGTCAAAGGCCTTGAAGATCTCGTTGCTGAGAACGAATTACTCACAGAGCAGATCACAGCTTTAGAGAAAGAGATTTCAGGTTTGCGATATAGTCTATATGTCGCAGGATCTAAAACCCAAAAGGCAGAACCGGGGATAACAGTTGATAACCTTGCCGAAAATTTCGTCAGTGTTATGAATGGAGTTATCAGGGAAACCCAAGGGAAGATTGATTAATTAAATTAAACAAGGAGTGTATCAAATGGAAAAGATTTTAACCCAAGAGGAATTTGATAAGTTGCCAAAGGCAGAGCAAGAAGCCTTAATGAAAGCGTATGCCGACATTAAAACACAGCTTGATGCTCAAGCAGGAAAAGAAGCGGCACTTCCTCAAGTGAACATGGAAGAATTTAGAGGAATGCTGAAAGATATGGTCAAAGGTTATATCGACAAGATGTCGCCTGTTGATAAAAAGTATTTTGCTTTTCCGGGTATTGGAAAAGATGGCATGGATGGTCTTGAACCAGAAGATAAGTATAAGAAGACAACAATGTTTTTCAAGGCATTGGTTCAGGGAGAAACAAAAGATCTTAATAAGATGCATGCAGAAGTTAACACAAAAGCGAATCTTTCATCTGGTGATTCAACAGCAGGCGGGTTTCTTGTTCCTGAGGAGTTCACAAACGAGATTTTACGTTTAATGCCGACTTATGGTGTTATACGCAGGGAATGCCGAATTTTCCCAATGAAATCTGATGTTAAGAAGATTCCGAAGGCAGGCACAACTGAATTAACTGCTCAGTGGGTTGGTGAAGGTGGGCAGATAAAAAGTACAGATCCTAATTTTGGGCAGGCGTTGTTATCTGTTCGCAAGTTAGGTGCAATACCAAAAGTCACAAGTGAATTGCTAGATGATGCGGATGCAGACATTATTTCTTATCTTGCAATGTTGATCGCCGAAGCTTTTGCGAAAGAAGAAGATAGTCAGGGATTTAGTGGATCAGGTTCACCTTTTATAGGTATCTTGAACGGAACAGGGTTCCCGACAAGTCCTCATGCAAGTGGAACAGGGTTCATAACATTGTCATATCAAGATCTCGTTACTGCAACTGGTGAATTGTATGACAACGCTTTAGAGAATGCTAAGTTCTATTTTCACCGAACAATGATTGCTCATATTAGGGGATTAATCACCACAGCAGGCGCACCTATCTTTAATGCAACAGCAAAAGAGGTTGCAGGCTATCCTTTAGTATCGGCTGAGAGTTTACCGGGCATACGTCATGCAAATGCAAAAGTAGATGCAACGAAATATGCTATTTTCGGGAACCTTCGCAGAGCATTAGCATTAGGCGACAGGAAGGCAATCACAATGAAGTTATCAACCGAAGCAACTGTTGGAGCAGACAATTTGTTTGAGCAAGACATGGTTGCTTTAAGGGCGATTGAAAGAATCGCACAAGCAGTTTTAATTCCATCTGCATGTGTTTTGATTCGCCCATAAGTTGTTTGAGATTGTTTGAAAATAAAACTTACTAACAAAGAGAGGATATTATGCAAGATTTGCAAAATGTATTTGATTATAGGGCAACGCTGTTAGGCTCTATATATGTTGGAGAAACCGCAGTTGGCGCACCAGTTGACACATTGGGGTTTAGTCAGGTTCTTGCCCTTTTGACTTCGGGGTGTGTTGGTGGAACAGATGGGGCGTATACATTGCTTTCAGTCAAGATTCAAGAAAGTGCGACTGCAACTGCGATTGGAACAGGATGGACAGATATTGATGATGGGCAAGTAAATGGAACAATGGAATTTGCGGATGTTGGGCATCAAGCAGGAACGAATGATGTTATCGACAATCAATCCATCTATGAAAAAGTTGGTGATGGAGTTCGCAAGCGATATGTCCGAGCACATGCATCATTGGCAGGAACGGCAGGCGGGCAGCCTAGATATTCAGTAGGAATATTGTTAGGTGCTCCAATGGACACGATCCATTATATTCAAAGCCCAACTTCTCAAGCAACTGGAAACACTGAGTTTACAACTGGGTTATAAGAAAGGTAACGATTCTGTTCGTGGCAGAATTGTCTCAGGGTGGGTGTTGCGGAGCATCCC